AAGCCAACACCCCCTATTAACTTATGAAAAGCAATGATAGACCCATGATCAAGCACCAGATTGCCGCGCTCGAACGCGATATTGAGACCAAGAAGCACCAAGTTGCACTGAACAACGCTCTTGAACGCCTCATGTCCAACAAGGACTTCAAGAAGGTTGTCTTAGAAGGCTACTTCGTCAATGAAGCAGTCCGACTGGTCAGCGTCAAGGCCGACTACTCCCAGCGTCACCCAGATTTGCAAGCAGGCATCATCCGTGACATCGACGCCATCGGCTCGCTGCAAAAGTTCTTCGGCCTGATCGGCACCAATGGCGAACAAGCCGCTGCCTCGATCCCGCAGGACGAAGCCACCATCGAAGACCTGAATGCGGAAGCCCTTGAAGAAGGAGCCGAATAATGGCTGGCGATTCCCTGGGCATGTCCGATGAGGACTTCCTGAAAGCACCGATGCCGGAAGGCGACGTTGCTGAAGAACAACAAGCTGCTGAACCTACCGAGACCGTCGATGAAGAAGAAGCTGGTGAAGAAGGCGAAGGCGCTGCTGAAGAAAGCACTGAGGCTGATGAGCCAGCCACCGATGCCGATCCTGACGCTGCATCCGATGATCAAGATGAAGAACCAGCCGAAGCTGACGAACCGGGCGCTGGCACAGCGCCTGGGAAGTCTGCCGAGGAAGGCAAGGAAACGGGAACAGAAGACAAACCCGCCGCTGTAAAAGATGACAAGGCCGGTAAGGAAGAAGCCAAGCCAGCCACCGATGAGGCCAAACCGGAAACCCCGGCCATCGATTACAAGGCCGAGTACGAAAAGCTGATGGCTCCGTTCAAGGCCAACGGCAAGGATTTCACTGCCAAGTCTGTAGAAGACGCCAAAGCCCTGATGTCGATGGGCGCGAACTACAGCAAGAAGATGCAGGCACTGAAGCCCCATTTGAAGCTGGTCAAGTCGCTTGAAAAAGCTGGCCTGCTCAGTGAAGAAAAGATCAGCTACATGATCGACCTAATGAGCAATGCTCCCGGTGCGGTCAACAAGCTGGTCAAGGAAGCAGGCATCGATCCGATGGATCTCGATGCCGATAAAGCAGGCGAATACCAAGCAGGCAACCACTCAGTAAGTGATACCGAGATGGACTTGGATGAGGTCATGAACGACCTCAACGATTCCCCCAAGCTCGGTGAGCTGATCACTCTCGTCACCAAAGAGTTGGACCATGCAAGCAAAGAGGAAATCAGGAAGTCACCCGCCATCCTGCGCGTCCTGGACAGCCACATGAACAATGGCGTCTACGACAAGATCATGGCTGAGTTGAATCATGAGATCACTTTAGGTCGCTTGAAAAACGTGCCCATGTTGACTGCCTATCAGCAAATCGGGGATCGCATGAACAAGGAAGGCGCGTTCAACCATCTGGGTAAGGGTAGCTCCCAACCGCAGAAGGAAACGCCGCCAGCCGGACGCATCGTGGAACCGCCGAAATCTGTCAAGGCCGACGAGGACAAGTTGAATGCAAAAAGGCGAGCTGCAAGCTCCAACCGCCCAGTCGTAGCGAACACCGGCAAACAGAGCAAGGACTTCGATGTCCTGGCGATGACCGATGCCGACTTCGAGAAGATGGGCATCTGAAATAAACACACCCTGTCCCTACTTTAAATAGCGAAAGCACACCATGACCCGTCAGTACAACAACCCGCCTGCAACGGCTTCCACGATTGGCGCTACCCAGCTCCAACCGCATTACTTCATCAAGAAGGCTCTCATCGAGCTGGTGAAGGAACAGTACTTCGGCCAACTGGCTGACACGACTTCCATGCCCAAGAACATGGGCAAGAAGATCAAGCGTTACCACTACCTGCCGCTGCTCGATGACCGCAACGTCAACGACCAGGGTATCGATGCTGCCGGTGCAACCATCGCCAACGGTAACCTGTATGGCTCGTCCAAAGACATCGGCACCATCAGCGGCAAGCTGCCGGTCCTGTCCGAGAATGGTGGCCGCGTCAACCGTGTCGGCTTCAAGCGCGTCGAACTCGAAGGCACCTTCGAGAAGTTCGGTTTCTTTGACGAGTACACCCAGGAATCCCTGGACTTCGACTCGGACGCCGAGCTGGAAATGCACGTCAACCGCGAGATGCTGCGCGGCGCGAACGAGATCACCGAAGATGCACTCCAGATCGACCTGATCAACTCCGCTGGCATCATCAAGTACGCCGGTAATGCGGTCTCCGACATCACCATGGGTGCCGACGATGAAGTGTCGTACAGCGACCTGATGCACCTGTCGATTGACCTCGACAACAACCGCACGCCGAAGCACACCAAGGTCATCACCGGCTCGCGCATGGTCGATACCAAGACCCTGCCAGCATGCCGCGTCATGTACATCGGTAGCGAACTGCTCCCGACCTTCGAGCGCATGGTTGACCTGCATGGCAACGAAGCCTTCATCCCGGTGCACAAGTACGCATCGGCTGGTGAACCGCTGCGCGGCGAAGAAGGTACCGCTGGCAAGTTCCGTCTGGTCGTGGTGCCGGAAATGATGAAGTGGGCCGGTGCCGGTGCAGATGCTTCGGCAGATGCACTGCACTACGAGACCGCCAACAAGTTCGACATCTTCCCGATGCTGGTTGTCGGTGACGAGTCGTTCACCACCATCGGCTTCCAGACCGATGGCAAGTCGGTGAAGTTCACCATCACCCACAAGAAGCCAGGCAAGGAAACGGCTGACCGTAATGATCCTTACGGTGAAACCGGCTTCATGTCGATCAAGTGGTACTACGGTTTCATGGCCCTGCGCCCAGAGCGCATTGCCCTGATCAAGACCGTCGCCCGCCTGTAATCCGGCAAGGGTAGGGCTAGGGGGCGAAGCCCCCAACGCCCTACCCATTTCCTTATCTAAAGAGAGAAATAAATGAATCCCCTCGAACAAGAAGATGGCGCACCGCTGGAAATCGTGGAAGACGAACTGACCGTGTTGAAAGAACGCGCCACGATCCTGGGCGTCAAGTTCCACCCGAATATCAAGCTCGAAAGCCTGAAGGAAAAGGTCTCGGCTGCACTGTCCAAGGATGCGCCCAAAGCGGCTGCTGCGTCCGAAGATAGCGCCGAAGAAGGCGATACTGCGCCAGTTGAATCCATCGGCCAGAAGCGCCGTCGCATCAAGCTCGAAGCCCTGAAGCTGGTCCGCATCCGTGTCACCTGCCTGAACCCGGCCAAGAAGGAATGGGAAGGCGAACTGTTCACGGTCGGTAACAGCCTGCTTGGTTCCGTCACCAAGTACATCCCGTTCGATGCTGCCGAAGACGGCTACCACGTCCCGCAGATCATCCTGAACCAGCTCCGTCAGCGCATGTGCCAAACCTTCTACACGGCCAAGGACGAACGCGGCAACAAGGTCCGCAAGGGCAAGCTGATCAAGGAATTCGGTATCGAAGTCCTGCCCCAGCTCACCGCCGAAGAACTCAAGGAACTGGCCCAGCGCCAAGCCCTGGCACGTTCCATCGACTAAGGACCATCCATGCTTGTAGATATCCAGCCGATTGATCCATCTGTCAGGACCGAAAGCCTGACGGATGCCCGTATCGACGGGAATGGCACGTTCGACGTATTGATGCGTGCCTTCAAGGGTCACATCGACGAGGAATTCGGGAAGAACCGCATCAAGGGTGCGGAGTACTCCCAGGTCTACCTCGGTGGCCTGCAAGCAGTCATGAGCACCGCCTTGCAGCTCACGCTGCAACAGCGCACGGTCACCCTGTCGAACCAGCTCCAGGAAGAACAGATCAAGCTGGCTGTCATTGAACAACGCAAGGCCGAAGCGACGATCCTACAGATCGAAGCCCAGACCCAACTGGTTCAGCAACAGCGAACCAACCTGATCGATGACCTCCTGACCTCGGCCAAGCAACGCGAGAAGCTGACCCAGGAAATCCTGAACCTGCAAGCCCAACTGCCGCTGATCCAAGCGCAAGTGGTCGAGATGCAGAAGCGGGGCGAACTGATCGACCAGCAAATCCTCAATGCGCGGGATGACCTGTTGACCAGCATCGAGCAGCGCAAGAAGATCATTCAGGAAGTGGTCAACCTCGCCGCCTCGCTGCCGCTGATTCAGGCACAGGTTGCATCGCAAGTGAAGCAGGGTCAGTTGATCGACCAGCAGGTGCTGAAGATGCAGGCCGAAGTCCTGACCGAGCAATCGACCCGAGCACGCATTGCGCAGGAAGTGATCCTGATGGCGCAGAAGGTCGAGACCGAACGGGCACAGACCATCGACAGCGTGGCAGGACCGGGTTCCGTGATCGGTCGCCAGCAAGCCCTGTATCAAGCACAGACCGCTGGCTTCCAGCGCGATGCAGAGCAGAAGGCCGCGCAAATCCTGGTGGATACCTGGAAGATCAGGCGTACCACGGACGAGGCAACCGTGGCTGACAGCACCAATGGCCTGTCGGATGCGGTGATCGGTTTCACGGTGCTCAACATGCTGCGTCAAGCCGGTGTTCCTGGCGTTTAAGTAAGTAGGTACCCAGTACCGGGGGAGCCATAGTGCTCCCCTTTTTTGATAGGAAGCTCCATGGGTCTGTTCTCCGGCGAAGACAAGGTAT